CTATAAATTAGACATAAAAAAACCCTAGCTAACTTAATAACTAGGGTTTATAGGGAGTTTATTTAGATTATATTTTTATAATACAACTAATACAGAATAAAACAGCAACGGCACTAACTAAACTGCATATATACCATAAGGTTGAAAAGATTAATTCTATTTCATTAGATGCTGTTTTAAAAAAATCTATACATAAAACACTACAACAAATAGATATTAACCAAAATACAACAATCCAAAATATTCTTTGCCTTTTTAATCTTTTCTCTTTTTTTGTAATTGATTCTTGAAACATAATATTCATGATTTTTATCCTAAGGTTATGGGGTAGCTTTTACACTACCCCTAGTTAAATTAAGCTACGTCTTCAGCTAGATTATGAGCCTTTATAAAATCGCTAATTAAATTAGCTATTTCAAGTTGCTCATTGCTTTCAAATTCTTGAAAGTCCTTATACATCTTCTGAACCTTAGACAGCTTAGAGTCAGACCCAATGAAATAAGCTTCAATAGTTCTTACTGAAGTTAACTTATTATCTACCATAAACTTGCTAATAGTTTCAGTGGTATCAGTCTTAGTAAAAACTGAACGTGGCTTTTTATGGAAAGCTAAGGTTACTAACCTTTTAGCCTTTCTGTCTGACATACCATTATCAAGCAAAGCTTTTTTATATTCTTGCTTCACAGTATCATTAGCAATGTCTTTTGCTCCCATTGATAAGGTTGAGTGAATGGTAGCTGTATATTGAGTAAGAGTTAAATTCTTTTTAACCTTATTCAATGTTTTAGTTTCATCACTAAGACTCTTAATCTGTAACTCAATATCATTAATTGAATTAAGACTTTTATTATTAGAAATTATTTGCATAATTTTTCTCCGATTAAATTGACAGCAAAATTGCTGTTACATAATAAATACTAAATTAATTTAATATTGTCAAACAATAAAAAACAAATAAATAAAAATAATTAAATTAATTTTACTAAGTGGTATTAATGCAACTGACCCACGTGGGGTCGTTAAATAAAAAAAGGTATCTTTTAATTTAATAATAAATATTCAAATACTTTTATTTTACACACTGCACCAAAAAAATACGTATGGCTGTATGTGTATATATATGGTAGTGACATATATGTAACAAAATAACAGGGTCAATAAAAATAATAAAAAAAGTACTTGTATTTTAACGGGGAGTTGTATATAATATATATATAATATAATCTATATAGATATAAGAGATATTAAAATTATATTTTATAGTTTATATTATTACAATATTACAATATAACAATGTTAAGGTATTAAATACTTTGGAAACTATAGAGACTATAGATACATCACCATACTTAAATCTACAAAGTTACTTAAATTTAAAGATAGAACAAGATTCTAAAACAGATTTCATAACTTTTGTCCGTAAGATTGCTCCAATACTTGTCTCTGATTGGAAGATGGGTAAACATATAGAAGTAATAAGTGAAAAACTAAGACAATTAGAGTCTGGAGAAATAAAAAGACTTATGGTTTTCTTACCACCTAGAAGTTCTAAGAGTGTTATCTGTTCTAAATTGTTTCCTGCTTGGTATATTGGTCGTAATCCAGAGCATGAAATCCTTACTGTGTCTCATAGTGACCAGTTGTCCTCTGACTTTGGTCGGTCTGTAAGGGATGTAGTAGACTCACAAGAGTTTCAAAGTATATTTAAGAGTGTTAAGCTACGAACAGACGTTAGAGCTGCAGGTAAATGGAAGACAAACCAAGGTGGTAGTTATTATGCTGCAGGTGTTAAGTCTCAAATAGCAGGAAGAGGTGCACATATTGCAATTCTTGATGATGTAATGTCTGAAGAAGACTCTTATTCTGAAGCAGGTCGTAGATATATTAAAGAATGGTACCCTGCAGGTCTTAGAACTCGTATAATGCCTAATGGTTCTATACTTATAATTAATACAAGGTATCATTATGATGATTTATGTGGTTGGTTACTAAAACAACAAGATGAATTTGCTATTGCACCTTGGGAAGTTATAAAAATTCCTGCCTGGTTAGACGAAGAGTCTGCTAAGTTACTTGATTTACCAGTAGGTGGTAGTTACTTTCCAGAATGGAAGTCAAAAGAAGTATTAGAAGTAGATGAACAGGAAATAAAAGCATCTAATGGTGCAAGATATTGGAATGCATTATATATGCAAGACCCAACACCTGATGAAGGTGGTTTAATAAAAAAAGATTGGATACAATGGTGGGAATATGAAGACCCTCCTACTTGTGATTTTATGATTCAAACATTTGATACTGCTTTTTCAACAAAGACAACAGCAGACTATAGTGTTATACAAACATGGGGTATCTTTTCTCAATATGAAGAAGATGAACAGGGATATGAGTCTTACAAATCTAATTTAATATTACTTGGAAATATAAAAGGTAGATTTGAATATCCAGAGTTAAGAAGAATATCTCAAAAATTATATTATGATTATAAACCTGATGTCTGTATGATAGAAAAGAAAGCAAGTGGACAATCATTAATACAAGATATGCGTAGAGCAGGTATACCTATCTTAGAGTATACACCTGATAGAGATAAAGTATCTAGAGTACATGCAGCTTCACCTATGATAGAAGCAGGTAGAGTATGGATACCTAAAGATAAGAAATGGTCAGAAGATTTACTAGAAGAAATGTTACGTTTTCCAAATGCAGCTCATGATGACCAAGTTGATGCTATGACAATGGCAATACATTATATGAAAGAGTCCTGGCATTTAGACCATCCTGAAGACCCAGAGTGGGAAGATGAGCCTAGAAAAAAAAGAGTTGCGTACTGGCGAACTTAGTGATATAATTATGTTTTAAAGGGGAATAACATGGCGACAGAAAGAAATCCATTTGATAGGATAGAGGAAACAATATCAAATGTAATAGAACTTCCAGAACAAATAGATGCAATAACAGACTCACCAACTATTGAACCAGATGAGGATGGTGGAGTTACTGTAGACTTTACTGAAACTAATATTGAAATGGAAGCAGAAGATGATATACAAGAATGGTATAGTAATATAGCTAATGATGTAGATGAAGAAGATTTACAAGAGATAGCTACAACAGTTATAGATAATTATACAGCAGATAAAGATTCCAGAGCTGAATGGGAATCAATGTTTGAAAGAGGATTTGATTTATTAGGATTAAAGATAGAAGATGCGAGTGAACCTTTTGAAGGTGCTTGTACTGCTGTCCATCCTATGTTAATAGAGTCAGCAGTTAAGTTTCAATCAAAAGCAATACAAGAATTATTTCCTAGCAAAGGTCCTGTTAAATCTCAGATACTAGGAAGACAAACTCCTGAAAGAGAAGACCAAGCAAATAGAGTTCAAAACTTTATGAACTATCAGGTAACAGAACAGATGCCTGAATACTTTGATGAAACAGAAAGAATGTTATTTCATTTACCTCTTATAGGTTCAGCATTTAAAAAAGTTTATTATGATGCTAACTTAAAAAGACCAGTATCTGAATTTGTTCCTATAGACCAGTTTTATGTTTCTTATTATTCTAGTAACTTAAGAAAAGCAGATAGATATACACATGTTATTTATAGAAGTCCTATAGATTTAGCTAGAGATATACGTACAGGTATTTATGATGATGTAGAATTACCTGAAGCTACTAATCCTAATCCTACATCTTTCGCATCAAAGATGGATACTATACTAGGATTGTCTCCAACAGAAAGTAGTGACCCACAATATACATTATTAGAACAACATTGTTATTTAGAAATAGAAGAAGATTATGCTCTTCCTTATATTATAACTGTAGAACAAGAATCAAATACAGTTTTAAGTATTAGAAGAAATTATAAAAAAGATGATAAGAAACAAGAAAAAGTTTCCCATTTTGTCCATTACAGGTTTGTTCCTGGATTTGGATTTTATGGGTTTGGCTTGATGCACTTCTTAGGTAATCTCACAATGACTGCAACAGCAGCTATGAGAAGTCTAGTAGACGCAGGTCAATTTGCAAACCTACCAGGAGGCTTTAAAGCAAAAGGTGTAAGGATGGTTGGTGATAATGAACCAATCAGCCCTGGTGAATTTAAAGAAATAGAAGCAACTGGAGTAGATTTAACGAAGGCTATTATTCCTCTCCCCTATAAAGAGCCTTCTGCTACTTTATTTAGTATGTTACAGTTCATTACAGCAACAGCACAGAAGTTTGCTGATAACACAGAACAAGTTGTCTCTGATGCAGCATCTTATGGACCTGTTGGAACTACGATGGCACTACTAGAAGCTTCAAGTAAATTCTTTTCTTCAATACATAAGAGATTACATAAATCTCAAAAGGATGAATTTAAAATTCTTGCTCGTATAAACTATGAATACTTACCCTCTGAGTATCCATATGAAGTACCCTTTGCTGACCAGAATGTGTTTAAGAAGGATTTTGATGGAAGGGTTGATGTAATCCCTGTCAGCGACCCTAACATTCCTTCTAATGCACATAGGATGATGATTGCTCAAATGGCTCTCCAGATGGCACAACAATCCCCTCCTGGTATGTTTA